ATCGTCGGTTCAGTCGAGGGAAAGAGCAGTTTAGCCAGGTTAGGCTTATCCATTCACCAGACCGGAGGGTGGATCGATGCAGGTTTCTCAGGAACAATCACATTAGAACTCCATAACTGCTCACCGAACATGGTTCTTCTATCGGCTGGAATGCCTATAGCACAGATAGTATTCTTCAACACACTCCCGGCAGAGAAACCATACGGAGAACGAATCAGCAGCAAATACCAGAACCAGGAATCAGCAACGTTAAGCAGATACCACCAGAACCGGAGGACCTAACATGCCTGGATATTCAGCAGAACGATACAGACAGAATCCGCCTGCAATCGGGTGTGTTCTCAAATACTACAGCAAAGAGGACACAGACGCAATAGTAGAGGTATTCAAACGAGTTGGAAGAACTCATTTCAGTTATCCTGACGTGTCGGATTTGTTACCAAACTATATGGCACTCAGGCGGATGAAAACCGATGGAATACTTGAGATGGTTCGGAGAAGGCACTACCACGTACCACCAACCTGGAAATTCAAACCTGAACTGGCATACAGAATAGAAAAAGCACTCGGAGTAATTTAAATGACAGATACAAAGATATGCCCCAAATGCAAGCAGGAAAAGCCGTTATCAGAGTATTACTCCGATCGGCACGGGAAAGACGGGATCACGTATCTCTGTAAAAGTTGCCATGCAGAATATCGAAGGAACGCACACAGAGCAAATAAAACCAAAGATACGAACCTCAAACGGTGTAACCGGTGCGGGATGCTGAAACCATTGGAAGAATTCTATAAGAGCAAATACGAGCGAGATGGATACCAGAGATGGTGTAAAATGTGCAAAATCGCGACGGTAAAAGTAGTCTCTGATGAAGGATCTCTATGAGGTAATTGCATGATCCATTCAGTATTACAGACGATAGACATCAACTCCGGTGAACAGATCGACTATTGCAGAGTCATGACAGAAAAAGAGTCTGAAAAAACAATCAAGCGGTTCTTAACCAGGATGCAGCAGGACAGACAGAACAGCCCGGCACGAACAATCAAACCCTATCAAATTTTTTCAACTGGCAAAATGGAGGCACTAGAATGACAGAAAAGCTGAAAATCATTGAGAGATACAACGAGCACGCAGCACTGATTAAACTCGGACACTCGTATTCAGTACCCTCAAGAGTTACCAAGAGGCATTTGTTGGAACTCCTAACCGGATTCGGTGAAGACGAACTCCTGAACGTGGCACAGATTGATTCAATCGATGGAGTAAGGCCGTTAATCATCAAAGCCACAAACAACCCTGAGCCAACCTGGAAATGTATCTGCATGAACGAGGGACAGTAAATGAGCGGAGGATATTTCTCTCATCGGTGGGCGCTGTCAGACATTGCAGAAGAGATTGATAAATGCGTCTTAACCAACAAGATCCCAAACGAATGGGATGAGGTAAGAGATTATCCTGATGAAGTCCTGCAAAAGTTCACAGAGACTGCAGACGACTTGAGACGATTGAGCAGACAGGTATACTACATCGATTACCTGTTATCCGGTGACATCGGGCCTGAAACATTACTCAAAAAGTGGAGTGAGATTGAATGAGTAACAAATTGGAACGGATCGCCATGAGTGGTAAAGTCTGGAGAATGATATCCAAGAAAGAAGAGTATCATCTTAACTCTTCTAAACCCTCCAGGAACGGATGGAGAACTCGGAGAGATATAGCATGATACCCGTCACTCTCATCACCCCTGAAAACATCTGGGAGATATCCATACCGGAGAAATCCATACCAACAGTAAGAGCGCTTGCTAAGACAAGTGGTGACAAATCAGAATACTGTGAGATTGCACTGGTAAACGAGTATCATACGCATGTACCTATCGCAGCGATAAAACAACTGGATAGAATGTATCAGGCAGGTGCATTCGCATGATCTCACATAGATTGCCTACCATTTCAGCAGCTCATCAGTGGTTCATGCATAACCTGATCTGGAACCATAACGAGATTGAGACAGAAGACGGTGAGACAACCTGGGAGATGTTACGACCGGCATATGTAGAGATTACCTGTCCAAAAGATGATAGGATTCATCCTAAATCTTCTTTTCAACTCCAGAAGTGTGAAGAATATGCAAAACAACTGATGGAAGGGACATTCTCCGAATTCGATTATACGTATCATGATCGGTTATTCTCCTATGATTCTTTTTCGATATCAGGAAATAAGACATACAATCAGATAGACCGGTTAATCCAGCATCTGAAAGCAGAACCAAACACGAGAAGAGCGCTTGCAATAACCTGGAATCCGAGGTATGATTCTTATCGGGATGCTGAAATGGCAACGGTTCCATGTCTTCAGTATATCCAGTTTTTGTATCGAAATAACCGGTTGAACATGATTTGTTTATTCAGATCAGAAGATATGCTTCAAGCATTCGGGCCAAATGCGTACGGATTGGTTCGGCTTATGGAGCACGTATCAACTGAAGTAGGCGTACCGATGGGGACCTATATGCATATTGTAACCGTTCCACACCTGTATCCTATCCGGGACAAAGCAGATCTTCAGAGGTGGATGTGAATGAACTGCCAAAACTGTGAGCATTTCGGCACCTACCAGGGAATCCCGGCGCATTGGTGTGAGTTCTTCTCACCCGGAGTATTAAACATTAATTACCCAAAAACCATACCGGGGTGCCCGAACCATTCAGAAACACAGCCAAATAACAATTCGATGAATGATTATTGGTAAAACCATGAACTGTCAAAAATGCGAACAAATGAAGATGGTGCGATACGAATCAGGAGATACGTTCTTCAAAGACTTCAAATGGTGTAACAAATATGAGCGATGTCTGGGCCCGGCAGACATCTCTGTATTACCTTGTGAAGACTGCATTGCAGCAAATACACATGAGTGAACCATGACAGCAAATACACCACAAAGTAGAAAAGGAAAGGGTAGAGAGTTCCAAAAAAAGATCTCTCAATTAATCAGGTCCTATTTCAACTTCCCTGACGAAGATGCAGTATCAACCGCAATGGGGCAACAGGGATGCGATATTAAACTCTCGAACGCAGCACGAAAGCAATTCCCCTATGGGGTGGAATGTAAATGCACTGAATCAATCAATATATGGAAAGCCTGGGAACAGGCAACAGTAAACGCGAAGAAAGAAGACCTAAGGCCTTTGCTCTTCGTTAAGAAGAATTACAAAGATCCTATCATGGTAATCGATGCAGAACTCGGATTAAAGTTATTATCACAAATAAAGGAGTAAAAACAATGTTCGTACACGAAAAGAAAACCTACTATACCATTCAGGAAGCATACAAACAAACCGGATACAAACCAGGCACCATTCAGGACTATATCACCAAGGGATACATCGAAGGAGAGAGAGTATCTGGCACATGGGCACTCACCGAAACCGGGATGAAACAACTCACCATACGAAAGAGCAGAATAGAGAAAGAACTGAAAGAGCCCGCTCCAATAACCTCAAACCTCAAACCAGGAAGAGTTCAGACACAATCAGAAGCAGATCTCAAACCATCTGGAAAAATACCCGGTTTACCTGGGAAGAACACAGTTCAGAAAAAGAAGAAGCGATACCCGGAACCTGCAGGGACATCTATCAAACTCAATACGAAGAAAGGGTATGCAGTTGCTGACTGCCTGAGGGACTTATCCAAGATCACAGGATTATCTATGAAAGAATTGGGCACTGAAATACTTGCAGCCGGATTGAAGCGAACTGAAGAACTGAAAAAGAAATACAAGGAGATTGAAGAGGAGAAGAAACAGATACTGGAGCAGTTAAAAAATGTCTGAATCATGGCAGGTTTTAGTCTGTGTCAGACTGGAAGGGAAGATCGAAGCGAAAGACACTGAAACGGCACAGGCAGAAGCAGAAAGCATTGTAAGAGGCGCTTTCAAGAACCTGAAATGGTTGAACCTCATCGAACCTAAAATCACAGCCACCAGGAGAGTATTCGGATGATTGGCATATGGGGATGCTCTAAACGCTCTAAGAAGGTTCATTACTACGTCAATGGGAAAACGCTGTGTGGAAGGGCCTCCAGATTAGATTTCAAGAATCCAACCTGGGATGAATCGGATAACCAAACCTGTGAGTCCTGCAGACACCTGAAACGGCTGTTTTCCAAGGGGATGATCCCCGCTGAAACCAGTTAATACAGATAATACAGATCTTGCAGATAACGCAGGATAATAACTTGTTTTTAATTTAAGCACGTATTATTAGGTATGACTTCCGGCAGTCTGTTAGATGCGGAATATTCTGATAAAGAACTTCAGGCCGCACACCAGGCGGCAAAAAAGAATTCTGACAAGTTACATCAAAAAGCGATAAAATTCTTTAAAAAAATCTGTCCACTTGGAAAATGAAATATTTAGCCGTAATAATCGGTTCTCTTCTCTTTTGCCTGCTTATATGCTCAATCTCTGATGCAGTTATCTCATCATCAGTATATGCGAATGGCGGTTCTATTATCGTTAATACCGATGAATCATGGGAAACCTCGAATAACCTCATGAGATTTGGAACCGTCAATGATTCATACGAATATGGTGGCAAATCTCAAACAATAGTGAGCTTAGGAAGAACCGGGATAATGAAAACCGATTCAACCAAAGTGGAAACATTGGGAATGCTGAATGCGTTTGATAGTGTCGGGATGTTCTCTACTCAAACCAATATCCCTGAATCCATGTGTGACCAGAGCAATTTCCTATCAGGATATGGGAATCAGTCAAGCAGCAGACTTCCAGAAACTCAAACTGTAGAAGGGCTATGGGGATTGATGGGGTCCGGTCCCGGAACTACCTATGAGTCACAGGTTGAAGTGCAGGGGAAAACAGTAGGAGTATCAATCAAGGGCACAACTCCATCAGGATACCTGTATGAAGATGTGAAAGGCTCGTTAAAGTCCGGATTAGATACGAACTCAAGCATAATGCAGTATTCATACAATAGGCACGATCATGCAGTCCTGAACAGTGATACTAATAAATCACTAGATGGCGGGTTTGATTGGTTATGGGATACTGAAACCGAAGAGATAGTGAACGAAACAATCATTGAGGCCGGTGAAGAGGCCACTAACACCTCGGAGGAACAAGATTGATTGAAACATTCTTACCCATCTTTGTAGCAGTTGGAGGTTCACTCATCTACTCGCTGCTCTGGTATTCTCGTCAGGTAGTAGATCCGACGAAAGAAACTCCAAAGTTTGATCCCTGGAAGATGGGGGCGACTCTGGTGATAGGTGCCTGTATAGGTTTAGTATCGGTAATCAGCGGGATAGAAATCTCACAGGCAGGAATTGAAGCACAACTCACATCATATGGCTTTTTAGTTGCTGTAGTCGAGCAGGTTGGAAGAGCCATATACCGAAATCTCACACAGGTGGAATAAATGCAGGTAAAAGAAGAGAAGAACGGATTTAAGATCGGAATCAATGACAATCCTGATGTCGCACATCTCGAAGAGGTAAAGCGATGGCAGGTAATTTTCCCAACTGGTGAGAAGTATTCCGGGAACGAGCAGTCTATCAGAAAACTGTTTGAGAAAGAAGCCGGAATCTAAACAAACACTCATATTTTTGCAATTCATCCGGTTCAGATCCGGAGTATGAGATCTCTTCAGCAGAGGCACCAGTGATGTTAGAAAATGTGTAGATCCATGCGCCAAAACTGAAGAGGAAACGTTTCCTCCTAAATACACAATTTAGGATGGATTCTCATCCCCTGGGTCAAACCGGTATGAGAATTACCCGGTATGCAACCCCAAAACGCAAAAAACCCACACATGAGATCGATTACAATTCAATTCCATAGAGCTCAAATTCCCATTATTAGCATACCGGCACTTCAGAGCATAAACCCGAGATGCGATCAGGCTCATCCCCTGACTGAGGTGTATCAATTATCGAGGTAAAAATGCCGAATGAGAAAATAACGGTCATAACTGAACAAAATATGGTTGTATGCTTAACCGGAATCCAAAAAGACGTACAATACATCAAAGAGAAGTTGGATGCATCAGTCGATGATCATGAAACTCGTATCCGGTGTCTTGAACAGAAAGAAGAAGATTGCAGACAGACTGAAACGTTTCAAGGGATACAAACCACTCTGAATGATCACGAAATCAGAATCAACACACTTGAAAGCGTGAAAGATCAGGATACTGGAGCAAAAACTGCATTGATGGGGTATAGAGAACTTGCAGCATGGGGGCTGTCTGGGTTACTCGCATTCATCACAATCTATCAGTTTGTGAAGGGGGGATTATGACTGAAGAATCATTAGAGTTTTACAGAACCCTATCAATTGCATTGTTTATTTCATTCTCTGCACTGGTAACATACTGGTATTTCATATTAGGAGCATCATGAGCGGACATTTTGAGAAAGGGGCATGGGTTGAAAAGCGGGAAGACATACCCGATCCGGTCTGGGATAGAGATTTGAAACGGATGCAAATACGAGACTCCCGGGATATGTTAGATAAAGCCATAGATGACGCACTCATTGGAGAACACAAACGGCTGATGAAACTAGAGTATACCGTTCAAAGAGCAGGATTCAGACAAAGACTCTGGTATCTCTTAACCGGCAAACTCTGAAACAATGGATGATATATGGGGGCGGTATGAACCGATATCAGGCCCGGAGTGGATCATGGGTCTCCGGGGGAAGCCCTGTAAGATCCTGAACCTGAACGATGATCATCTTCTCATCAGGATCTTTGATGCAGGATGGGGAATCCAGGGCGGGTTTATCCTCTCCTGTCCTGCAAACCACGTTAAAATAGTTGGATCATTAGAATGAAACGATGTCCGAGATGTGGAACAGAGATGCAAGAGTATCAGATACCGATACCGGAGATTATCACGGTATTCTCAGGTAGAACCTATGATATCCATTATCTCTGTGACAAATGCGGACTTACAACCAGACAATGAGACGACAAACACCAAGTATCAAGAATCCTCGGTATCCGCTTGCGTTCAGGATTTACCTATCGTTAGATCATCCGTCTGCCCCCTGGACTGCCAACTCATTACCGTTTCGGTTGGATAACTCATCTCTCACTAGTCTCTATAGCCACGGGTTCATCATCAGCAGAGGCAAGCAAACCGGCAGAGGTGGCACTCCTGCTAACCTCTGGGTGTTTGATGCTCCGGTATTGGAGCAACTCAGGTTTCTCGCATCCCGGCAGGCATGTAAGCACTTAACAAAAGAGGATTCATTATTTGGTGTTGTTACTTGTAAGAGACTTAAGCACAAAATGAGTCTGGCAGGCTGTAAAGAGTGTTTGAAATACAACGAAGAAACCGGCAAAGACTATTATCCTCAATCGGTTCTTCAGCGGTTCGGGTTAATGCATCCATAACCAATTCCTACCCTTTATATCAGCCGTTTCACAACTCTTCTTTGTGACAACAGATACCAATACGGATATGATAATGGATCACGTCAGATCACAGAATGAAGTGATCGCATCACTCTGCAGAACTCAAATAGGACTGCACGCAGGGATAACAAACGCAGAGCACAATATAGTCAGGCTCTGGTATATGACAATAGGATTGTTACTCTCAATCGTGGGATTGTGTATGATAGGACTGATGATGATTTACTGATTCATTTCCTGCCGTTTAAATATTCTGTTTTTGAGAAGTGAGAATCACAGCCGTGGAGGCTGATTAATGCAGATTGAAGAAATTAAAATTTCAGATATTGAAAATCATCCGAAGAACCCTAAACAGCACCCGGAAAACCAGATCCGATTAATACAAAAGTCTATAGAACGATTCGGATGGACTAATCCGGTAATACTCGATAAAAATAATAGAATATTAGCCGGGCACGCAAGAGTCAAGGCTGCAATAGAAAAAGGGTACGATACTATACCTGCAATCAGAACCGAATTAACCGGTGATGAAGCAGACGCATACTTATTAGCGGATAACCGATTAAGCGATATTGCACCATACGATAGAGATATTCTCGCAGAACTATTATCAGATCTCCCTAAGGATTTAGCAGAGATAACCGGATTCGATCAGGTTCAGGTTGATGCTCTGTTATCCGGTGAAGACATACCGGACATTGACAAGTTCATTTCAGACAGTCAGCCGGAAAACCAGAGAGTTTGTGAATCAGATGAATTTTTTGAACCTGAAAATATTAATACAGATATTAAATACGGTGATATAGTCGAAATTGAGAAAATTAAATTAATTTGCGGAGATTCAACAGATTCGACAATAATATCAAAATTACTCAATGGTAATGTGCCTGAACTGTTATTTTTTGATCCGCCATATGAATCTGAAGAATTATGGCAATGTCAAATAAAAACGGATAAATCTATTGTCTTTTCTGATTCAAAACACATCAAAAACGCGATGATGGTTGCAATGCAGTATCAGTACATCTATGAATTTGTATGGGATACTGTTCTTTCATGGTATTTGGAAAACCGTCCAATATGCAGGCATAGAAGCGCTTTCATCTGTATGGATGAACCCGGATACAATTCTGATGCATGTGTAATTAATGACGGTAAATCAAGAAAAGCATCGAAACGAAATACGAATTTGGGTACATACACTTACGAACCATTAGATGAGGGACTAGTCAGATTAACAACAGTATTTCAGTATGGGAAGAACAAACTTCCCGCCGAACATGGAAAACCTATAGAATGGATCACCCCATTGATCGCCGGGTGTAATGCGCAATCTGTGATCGATCCGTTTGCCGGATCCGGTGCAACGGCCATATCCTGTATCCAATTAGGCATCCCGTGTTTCCTGATTGAAAAATCACCTGATAAATGCCAGTTAATATCGGATCGAGTAATCGCATATCTTAAGAGATAGTTATTTATATTAGTGGATATAATGTATGTATGTAACACTCAAAAGAGGTGTGAAAAATGAACAAACTCGAAATCTGTGTAAAGATCCTGAACAGCAGCATTGAACTCCGCAACTGGTATTGCTACGGCGATGGAACAAAAGAGAATCCAGGAAACAAAAACGGGTTTAGAATGCCAGAGCCTGAAAACCTCACAGCTGCAGATGTAACAACTCACGGATCAGGATATTGGGGCGATGTTGCAGATCTCCTGATAGAAGATGGAAAGAGGGACGGAATCATCAGCGATGATGATTTCTAAATTTTTAGGTGAGATTATGAAAACTCAGATCATATACGAGCCAGCCGGGAAAGCGGCTGAGTACTCGCCATTAGCTGCAAACCTCTATGCTGGATGTGATCACGGTTGCCAGTATTGTTATGCTCCATTAGCTACCAGAAAAAAACCAGAGGCGTTTTTCCAGTCAAAACCCAGAGAAGGAGTAATAAGAAAACTGGCAGATGATATCTCTAAAATGAAAGGCGATACGAGGAATGTATTACTCTGTTTTACCTGTGACCCATATCAACAGATAGATGAGAAATACAAGTATACCCGTAAAGCCATAGGGATGTTTAACGATAACGATATTAATTATACTGTTCTCACCAAAGGCGGAAACAGATCCAGAAGGGATTTTGATTTGCTCACAGAACGCCCGGATTTAAGCACGTATGCAACCACTCTGGTATTTACAGATGAGCAATACAGAAAAACCATTGAAACCGGAACCGCAGCGCCAACACAGGAACGCATAGAGTGTTTACGAGATGTTCACAAACTAGGGATTCGGACATGGGTATCATTGGAGCCAGTATATGATCCTGTTCAGACAATGGAACTCGTAAAACAAACTCACGCGTTCGTTGACCTGTTCAAGGTTGGAAAACTCAATTATCAACCTGAACAGCACGCAATTGATTGGTGTAAATTCGGGCACGATATAGTTGATTTGTTTGAATCACTCGGGTGTAATTACTACGTGAAAAATGATTTGAAAAAATGCATGGAGGGGAACCAATGAAAACCCCTCCCATTGATGTGAAAATTTCCGGGTATGAAACCTGTGAGAAAACTGTAAGAGCTAGGGGGAACTCTGGGTATGTGTATCTCCCGGTATCCTGGGTGGGTAAACGGGTTTTTGTCACTTTGCTTGAGGGTGATTCTGATGAATGAGCCGTGTATTTTTTGTGGGAATCCTACTGTTCTGGGAAGTTTTCAGATGTATTCTGGGGGGTTTTTTCGTCAGACATTCATTTGCCGCATTTGCGGTCGGCAATATGTAAATGGTCCTGCATTTACTGAATTGCCTGATGATCGGCGAATAAACACAATGGATCGTCCGCCGTGCCCTAGATGTGGTTGCGAGGATACTATGTTTAATGATTGGTTGAAAACTAAAATCACGCTGAAACCTAGATTTAAATGCAAGTCATGTAACAGATCGTTTACGGTAGGGGGCAAGTTGCACAAACACAAAAAATACGATGAGGTTACTAATGGTTAATGTCAGAAATACCATTAAGAAGAAGGGTGGCAGACCTACAAAAGCGGATGATGAACGCATGAAAAAGATACTTGATGGTATCAAAGCAGGGTTATCATATCAGGGGGCTTGTGGGCTTGCCAGGGTTTCATACTGTACGTTCCTGGCTTGGAGGAAGGAAGGAGAGGCCGGAAAATCAGAGAAGTTTTCCAAGTTTCTAAGGGAACTGGAATACGCTGAAGCAGTAGCAGAAGCGGAGCAGTTAAAGAAGATTAAGAATGATCCAGATACTAAATACGCTTGCTGGATACTTGAGAGACGACATCCTGACAGATGGGGTAAAAAGGAACAGGTAAAGCAAGAGATTAGCGGGCCGGAAGGGCAACCTATCCAAGTAAATACAAACCAATATGATCAGTACTCAGATGAAGAGTTATCCACTCTCGAAAACCTTCTTAGAAAACGAGAATCTAAATGATGTTCGTGCCGTTAGGGTTGAACGTGCGAAAACTCGATTATCATCTTTTTTAATCCTATCATCATATAATTCGTGGCAACGAGCGAACCACTTGGATTTACTCTGTGAGAAACTCGAAGCGGTTGAAAGAGGAGAGATAACCCGGTTAATCATAACTCTCCCCCCACGTCACGGAAAGAGTATGCTCGCATCTCAATACTATCCGGCGTGGTATCTGGGAAGAAACCCAAACAAAGAGATTATCATCAGTTCTTATGGTGCTGAGCTTGCGTATGACTTCAGCCGGAAGTGCAGGGAGATATTCAGGGAGTTTGGCCCGTTAGTCTGGAACCTGAACCTATCCCCGGATTTACAAGCGAGAAACCAATGGGGTATTGAGAACCATACCGGAGGATTAAAGGCTGCAGGAGTAGGAGGTCCGCTCACAGGCCGTGGTGGAGAACTCATTTTGATAGATGACCCGGTAAAAAACTGGGAAGAAGCATCATCAAAAACGGTCAGGGATACAACCTATGAATGGTATCGTTCAACACTCCGAACCAGATTAGCACCTGGAGGAAGAATCATCCTGATTCAAACCAGGTGGCACCAGGATGATTTAGCAGGCCGGTTAATTGCAGACATGCAGGCAGGCACCGGGGAACAATGGGAAGTTCTCAACCTGCCTGCAATAGCAGGTGAGAATGATCCACTTGGCAGACTGCCGGGCACCCCGTTATGGCCTGAACGCTTCCCATTAACCGAACTGGATAAAACAAGGCTCTCAATGGGTTCATACATCTGGAACGCTCTATATCAGCAGTCACCAGGAGACCCGGAAGGCTCGCTCTTCAAACGGCAATTCTTCCACTACTTCACCGTTAAAGACGATAACTTCATCATAAATCTACCAAACGACAAAACCGACATCATACCTATCAAATCCTGTGTATGCTTCCAGACGTGTGATCCTGCAGGTTCAGCCAAATCATCAGCTGATTACTTTGTCCTGAGTACATGGTATCTGACTCCGAAAGGGCAACTCTTGCTGAGGGACGTTATCCGGGAACAGTTGGAAGGCCCAGACCAGCCTGACTTGTTCAGACAAGCCTATCAGCGGTGGGCTCCGGCAGTCCAGGGAGTAGAGGTTGCAGGTTTGGGATTAACGCTGTTCCAATACCTGCAGCGGTCAGGGCTCCCGGTCGTCGAGCTCAAACCGGACCGGGATAAGGTCACCAGGGCATTACCTGCAGCAGCCCGGTATCAGTCCGGTTCGGTATACCATTACAAGCCGGCGCCGTGGTTAGATGCAATAGAGGAGGAACTGATAGGATTCCCGCACACTGCGCACGATGACTTTGTCGATACGTTATCTTATGCTGTCCGGCTGATGGTGCCGATGATGCAGAGTCAAACTGTGCCTGTCATGTATGAAGAACCATACGAGATAAGCCCGGTATAGTCTCTTCTACTATTTTTACACATTTTAGTATGTTTTAGTATGTGCTGACATCGAATGAATAGTTATTTATAGTTGTGAGTCCCACTATAGTATGTCAACAAACGAGGTGAAAAAAATGTTTAGAGTTGAAATCAACCAGGTAATAACAGACATTGTAAAAGAGCATGAGGTATTCACATTTGTTAAAGAACTCGGATTAGAATTTGAGCCAAATGTGAAATTATGGGGGCTCCGTGAAACCATCCAATCATCAGGCAGAGCCTGCCTCTACGAAATCGGTGATGAATCTGATACAGTTGCGGGGGACGTGACTCTCGTATAATTTTTCAGGTGATTACAATGACAAAAAACGCATTACACAGAATCATGAACGAGCATTTCGAGGCAATTGAACGGGAACAGGCAGAAGCGGACGATTACGAGAACGACGAGTTCGTTTATCACTGTCTCCGGGATTGGGGATGCTCAAGTGAAGAGATTGACCGATTATGCAAACCGGAGAACAGAGCAGAGTGTGATAGAATACTCCGAAACGGAGTATAACTTTTTGGAGGAGAGAGAATGAGAAGCCTATCAGAAATCTCGTACGAGGTTGAACACGATATCATAGCACTCACAAAGATGCTCTTTGAGCTCAGGGACAAGCACGGAGACAAACTCATGTGCCGAATGAAAGCGTTACGAGAGCAGGGACTAGAGGATTATGAGATAGTTATCCAACTCGTATATTATCATGGAGGCATGGAGTAATGCCCCGGCCACGCAAGAACCCGGTCCAGGTGGATGAGTCCGGTAACGAATACATTGAGGAGACAGTAACGGCACAGGGCAATACCGGCCGTGTGTACCCGCCTAAGGACTGGAT